GCTTTCTTTTCTTTTTCAAATAAAGCAGTAGACGAGGCCAAGCAACGGGCCGCGGACCGCTTTAAAATACCCATGAATCAGCTAGAGAACTTCTCGACTCTACATTCGTTTGCTTTACGTCAAATGGGTTTAACTCGAGAGTATATATTAAGTAAAAACGATTGGAGAAACATATCAAATGTATTACGGATTAACATCAATGTTAGTAATGATGACGATTCTTTTTTTAATTCATACGATGAAAAGTACATTCATCTTATAGAAAAAGCAAAAAGAAGAGATATCGATTTAGATTCTGCATGGGCGATGTTTGCTCAAGACATTGTTAAACATAAGTTAGATTACATAGCAAAAGGTCTTCAAGAATATAAAGACTATGGTTATGAAAATTTTACTGATGGTGTTACAGGGTTTATGGTTAAAGATGTAGGTCCCAAAAAAGATTTTACTGATTTAATTAGTGACTATGTAAAAAGTGATCGAATCAAACAATTTAAAGTAGTCTTCTTTGATGAAGCTCAAGACATGTCCACTATTCAATGGAAAATGGCTGAAAAAATATGGAAGGAATCTGAGACTTCTTACATTGCAATGGACCCTAATCAAGCTATTTATACGTGGGCCGATGCTGATGTATCAAAAGCATTAGAAGTAAAAGAAAATGCAAAAGAATTAATTGTTCTAGATCAATCAAAACGAGTTCCTAGAAAAGTTTGGGAAGTAGTTAATCGTGTCGAAGAACAAATTAATAATGATGAAGACATTGAGTGGCGACCCGCGGAGCGCGATGGACAAGTCGAGTTCATTAGAAACATTTATCATTTAGATATGAAAGAAGGTTCATGGCTTATTATGGGTCGTACGCGTTCTATACGTGAAGATCTAGAAGAAATGTTAGTAAAGAAAAATGTATTTTTCCGAGTAAAAATGAGAGATAATAAATATAGATATTCGATTAAATCACAAGAGAGAAATGCAATATTAACTTGGAAGGATATAACTATTCATAAAAACTCTGTATCATTAAAAATGGTAGAGAACATGTACAAAGTCTTAGGAAAAGATTTTGTTACACGAGGCTATAAAAAAATTGTTTCAGAGCAAAGAAAAGCTTTGCCTGATAAAAAAGTTTCTTTTGATGAATTAAAATCTGATTACGGTCTTGTTGCCGACATTAATCAGTCATGGGTAGACGTCATGACAACATTAAATACAGAGACAAGAGCTTATTTAGAAAACCTAGAATCAAGAGGAGAGGATATAGGTAAAGAACCAAGAATAACTTTATCCACTATTCATCAGCAAAAAGGTGGGGAAGCTGATAATGTCATTGTTTCCTTAGACATAGGTAAAATGGCTTATGATGATTATAAGAAAAACCCTATTAACGAGCATCGACTGTTTTATGTCGCCTTTTCAAGAGCAAAAGAAAATCTTTACATAGTAACACCAACAAGCAGGGAGGCTTATAGAGTATGAGTAAACAAATAGGAATGTTTAAACCGAAATCAGAGTGGTTACCGCCACAAGAATTTAAAAATATTAAAGATGCAAAAAGAATTGCGATCGATTTAGAAACGAAAGACCCAAACATTACATCGAAAGGACCAGGTTGGGCTACTAATGATGGACACATTATTGGTGTTGCTGTCGCTGTTGATGGTTGGGAGGGTTATTATCCTATTCGACACGAAAATAGTTTTAACTTTGATCCTATTGTTACTTTAGATTGGCTAAAAGAAATGCTCTCTACTGATTGTGATAAGATCGCTCATAATGCTACTTATGATTTTGGTTGGTTACAAGCCGAGGGAGTAAGTTGGAACGGTCGTATTATTGATACAATGATTGCAGCTCCTTTAGTAGATGAAAATAAATACAGTTATTCTTTAAATGCTTTATCAAAAGAATATTTGGTAGATACAAAATCAGAATGGGCGTTGTATGAAGCGGCTGCACAGTTTGGTGTCGATGCTAAATAAGAAATGTATAAAATGCCTGCTACGTTTGTAGGAGAATATGCTGAACAAGACGCAGCTCTTTGTTTACGTTTATGGGATCGTCTACAAGAAGAAATTACTAAAAATGATTTACAAACAGTGTTAGATTTAGAACTAGATCTTTTGCCTCTTCTTATGAAGATGAGATCCAAAGGTGTTCGAGTAGACTTAGAAGCAGTTGAAAGAGCAGAAAAAGATCTTATTAAAAGAGAAAATAAATTATTAAAATTTATTCATGATGAAACAGGAATGAGGTGCGATATTTGGGCTGCTCGTTCTATTGAAGAAGTTTTTAAAGGATGTGGAATTGATTATCCTCAAACGGAAAAAGGTAATCCTAGTTTTACTAAAAGCTTTCTAGAAAATAATCCTCATGCAATTCCAAAAGCCATCGTAGAAGCGAGAAGCTATAACAAAGCAAGAGGAACTTTTACTAATATGATTAATAAATTTCATCATAATGGTCGTATTCACGCTAACATTAATCAATTAAGAAGTGATAGTGGCGGAACGGTAACAGGAAGATTTAGTTACAACAATCCAAACTTACAACAAATTCCTGCAAGAGACTCTGCTGATGCTGAATTAAAGATAGGAACATTGATTAGAAGTTTATTTTTACCTGAAGAAGGAGAAAAATGGGGTTCATTCGATTACTCTCAGCAAGAGCCGCGTTTGGTGGTCCATTATGCAAATAAAGTGGGACTTGACGGATCAAAAAAGCTCTTAGAGGCCTATAGAGATAATAAAAACACTGACTTCCATACGATCATGGCCGAGATTGCAAGTATACCTCGTAAGAGCGCTAAAACCATAAATTTAGGACTTTTCTATGGAATGGGTGTTGGAAAACTAGCAGATCAGCTAGGAATTGATCCTGATGAGGCAAAATCATTAATTAACCAGTATAACGAGAGAGTTCCGTTTGTTAGACAGCTTGCGGACAAAGTTTCTGATCACGCACAAAGAAAAGGAAGAGTAAGAACAATTCTTGGAAGACAATGTCGCTTTGATTTATGGGAACCAAAAAGTTTTGGAGTACATAAAGCTTATCCTTATGAGAAAGCAGTCGAAGAATATGGAAGTAATATTGGTTTAAAAAGAGCCGGAACTTACAAATCTTTGAACAGATTAATTCAAGGATCAGCTGCTGATCAGATTAAAAAAGCAATGGTGGAATTACATAAGGAAGGAATCATACCAATGATACAAATTCATGATGAATTAGCTATTAGTGTCGATGGCACAAAAGAACAACAAGATAAAATAATAGAAGTTATGGAAAACTGTTTGGAAATGGAGATACCATCAAAGGTAGATGTCTCAATAGCAGATAACTGGGGGGAAACACAATGAACTGTTGGCACTGTAATTCAGAATTAATTTGGGGAGGAGACCATGATATCTCTGAAGAGAATGAAGAATATGTAATTGTAACAAATCTTAGCTGTCCAAAATGTAAAAGCTTTGTAGAGGTGTATTATCCAAAGGAGGAAGAAAATGAGTGATAAAATTAATCCTAATTATTATAAAAATAAAACGATTGAAACAATCGATGCAATTGAATCTCAATTAACGAAAGATGAATTTATTGGATATTTAAAAGGTCAGATATGGAAATATCTGGCCAGACATCGTGAAAAGAACGGTATTGAAGATATTAGAAAAGCTCAATGGTATTTAAATAAACTAGAAAAAATGTTGTCAGTTGATGGTGTCGCTTAAAAGAATGGTAACGATAGTTAATAAATTAATGTTATTTGCAAGAGGCACTAAATCTAAAAACTTTTGCTAATACACACAAAGTTACCTTCCTGTATATTTTGATCGTTACCATTCTAACTAACAATATATCATATCTGTTGTGCAAAACAAACAATTCTTTTTTTACAATTGTTAATTAAAACCTTATCTCGAAAGGAAAAATATTATGTTTAATTTAACAAAAAGATCAATGAACCATTTCTTAAACTTTTTTGCAAAAAAAGAAGATAAAGATGAAGGTATCAAACAATACTGTCAATCAGAATACAAAAAAGATTGGTATGCAGCTTACGTGACCTTTAAAGAAGAAGGTCGCTTTCCAAACTTTATTCGAAGAACTCTTTAAATAGAGTTGAACTCTTTTGTGGTACAGAAGCCCGTAATATATAAATCAGGGCTTCCTGTTTCCACATTTTTCTTAAAATAATCTACAAAATCTAAACATTGATCGACTGACTCAAATGTTTGATCGTTCATTGGTTCA